TTCGATTGTAGGTCGTCTATCATTTATATTCATAAGATTAACTAACCATATAATCTCTTTATAACTATTATACATCGGTGTTGCTGATAGTAATAATAATCTTAAATTATCGACATTCTCTACTAATTTAAATAATTCTATTGCCACACGTTTTTTATCACTATTATCATCTGTTATACGAATATTATGAACTTCATCAATAATAATAAGACGATTATTAAAATGTCTACGTAATTTATTTCTCATAGCAATTCTTCTTTGTTTTGGATTTTTAATATCACTATCTACAGTAGACTTTTTATTAACATAATTCGCAAATTCAATATATCCCAAAAATATGTAATAACTATTTATTATTCTTTTAATTTGACTTATTACATTCTCTTTGGTTAATCCTTTCATATTCATTGGATTAATTTCTTTTAAAAGTTTATTACCAGTACATGCTCGTAAATTCCAAAGTCCATCTACTAATTTTAGTTTTCTTTCATCAAATAATTGTAATTTAAAATTTTCTTGTACATTAGGAGAAGCAATCACCATTATTCTTTGTGAAATACCCATTTGCATGAGATAATCGCGCATTTCTTCTGCTACACTAATGGCAGAACATGTTTTTCCACTTCCTAAACCATGATAAAGAAGCAAACTATTATAAGGTGTTTGAAAAGAAAGAAAATTGCGAACAAAGAGTTGATGGGGAGCCAATTCAAATTCAGCATTACACAATACTTCTGCTTGCTTTTCTACATTAACAATTTCACCATTGTAGCGTGTATCATTAAATTCTTTTCGTTCAGCAATTTTAACATTAAATAAAGGATCATTTAAACTGGGATATAGATAATCATATTTATCTTCATTACTAATTAACGCTTCTCTATCTCTTAATTCTTTATTAGTATTAAATATATTAATACTTTTTTTTCTTTCATCATCGTCTTCTATTTGTAATAGTTTAGTGTAATCATCTGTAATTAGTTCTTGTACAGGTTCTTGTATAGGTTCTTGTACTTCTTCACGAACTTCTTCACGAACCTCTTCAGGAACTATAGTTTTTCCAATGACTACATCTGTTACGGTTGTTGTCTCTGATTCTGGTACTTCTTCAGAAACCTCTTCAGGAACTATAGTTTTTCCAATGACTACATCTGTTAAGGTCATTGTCTCTGGTTCAGAGATTTTCAGTACAGGTTTTTTGATGCTATCGCAATTTCCAGTTTTTTTATTTCGTCTTGTTCCAGACGGACATCTTGGTAATTTTATTTTTTTTGGCGATATAGGTTTAACTACTTCTGGTTTGGATTCTTCAACTACCTTTTCAGGAGATATAAGTTCACTAACTATCTTTTCAGGAGATATAAGTTCACTAACTACCTTTTCAGGAGATATAAGTTCACTAACTACCTTTTCAGGAGACATAGTTTCAGGAGACAAAGATTCTTTTAATTCAGTTTCTAAAATACTAATCTTTTCAGGAGAAATATATTCAGGTGATATAGTTTCAGGAAATAGACTTTCATTTTCTAATCTACGAAGACGAATCTCTTCTTCTATTGATAAAGGTTCAGATATTTTCAATACAGGTTTTTTGATGCTATCGCAATTACCCGTTTTTTTATTTCGTCTTGTTCCAGATGGACATCTTGGTAATTTTATTTTATCTACCTTAGATTTAATAACTTCCATATTACTTATATATTAAGGATATAATCTATATTCTCTTAATAATTTATTAACTCGCATTAGAACATCCTTTTTTTCTAAATTATATGGACGTATAATTTTAATCGCATCATCATATGATTTCCACTCTAACTTACTAACCTCTGTTTTCTGGTAAGAATTTAATAACTCATTTGTATTATCCATATTTGCCAAATAATATTTATGTTTATATGACTTATAATTTGATCCTGTGAATATTTCTTCAAACGGTATTAAGTTATGAACTAGTTTTAAAGAATTGCGAGAATATCCTGTTTCTTCTTCAAACTCTCGTAATGCACATAATAAATCCTTCTCTTGATTATTATGTCGTCCTTTTGGAAATCCCCATTCAGTCTCATTCCAATGTGTATGGCTTTCATCTACTAGTGTTTTAAAACTATATTCATTTGAACCAGAATTAATTCCTATTTTTATAGATTCAAACTTATCTCTAGCTACTTTCTCTTCACATCTATATTGTATTCCTAAATTATCACCCCATAATTCTCTCCATAATGTATCAAAATCGCTTGTTAATATTTTATTTTTCTCTTCTACTGTCATTTCTGAAATAATATTTTGTAAATAAAGTTTATTATAAATAGGATATTTTCCCCTCATAAATTCAACATATCCAATACTATCCTTTCGTCGTATCATTAAATAAAATAATTCATTATTTACTTTTTTATAAACAATGAGTCCTACACTCGTGATAGGATGCTTACATTGATTGAAAGAATGACCTATTTTACTACAATTATTGCAAAAGTTTGTATTTGTAGTAGAGTTAGTATTTATTGTAGAGTTTGTATTTGTATTTATAACATTGTATTCTTTTGACATTATTATTTGTTATTTTGCTTATCTTTTTATATCGTTTATTGTAATGGCATTAGATCCAAAAGTATGGGGTCCATTTTATTGGTTTGTTTTGCATACTATTGCTTTAACTTATCCTACTAATCCAAATGATGTAATTAAGAAAAAATATTATGATTTTATTCAAAATCTTCCTTTATTTATACCAGTTCCAGAAATAGGTAATATATTTACCTCAATTCTTGATAAATATCCGGTTACACCTTATTTAGACTCACAACAGTCTTTTGTTAAATGGATGAACTTTATTCATAATAAAATAAATCTTTCATTAGAATTACCAGAAATGTCTTTAGATGATTCTATGTTTGCTTATTATGAACATTATAAACCGAAAGTAGTAAAGGATAAGGAACAGCGTAAACGAAGAGAAAAGTATATTTTTATTGGAATTGTTATTATAATTGCTATAATGAGTATTTATTTATATAGTAAATAAATTATTAAATTTAACAAGTTATATAATATAATACAAGTTGTATGATACAACTTATATGATACAAAATATAATTTATTATATTAAAATATGATAATAATATAATATGAAATTTGAAATACTTATTTTTGGTATTACCGCATTCTTTATTATAAATACTTACTATGATGGAAAATATGTTCAAATTATTAAATCATGGAAAAAATATTATCAGATGAGTATGATCGGATTTGTTGGTTTATCAGCATATATTTTTATTCGTAAATATCCATCACATTCAAGAAGCTTATTTACACATGCTAATAGCATTATAAAATATATGCCTATTGATAAAGATGCTGGTGATTTATTGAGTCCATTATTTGATATGTCCAAAGTAACTAATTTATATAGTGGGTCAGATATGACGCATCAACAAATGCGTGTAATGAATTCAGGTGGTTCAAATAATATGAATAATATGAATAATATAAATAATAATGGTAAGGCAACAAAAAGATGTGTAAGTGAAACTAAGAAAAAATATGTCGCTGCTGAACAAGGATGGAAATGTGGAGCATGTAAAAAACAATTACCAGCATGGTTTGAAGTAGATCATAAAATAAGATTAGAAAATGGTGGTTCTAATCATGTGGATAATTTAGTAGCATTATGTAGAGATTGTCATGGAAAAAAAACCGCATTTGAAAACTTGTAAGTATATATAACAATATTATGTATAATATTATTATGTACAATAATATTGTTATATATAATATTATTATACTATTTGAAATATCAATTATTATGTGAATATAATATAGTAGAATAATATGTCTAAAAAAAATAATTTTAATGAAAATATAACAAAATTTAATAAAATAGTAGGAGATAATTTTAATTTAATCAAGGATAAAGGAATCAAATTAAAAGAGTCCATAAAACCAGTAAATTTAGAAAGCACATTATATCAACAACCATGGTATTTCGGTTTATTAGAACTATTACAATATGGCATCTTTATTGTTTTAATCTACAAATATAATCCATTTAATATAGTTACTGAATATCCAGCATTCACAAATATTTCTGTATTATTAGTATCTTTCTTATATGTAGCTCTATTCTACTTTTTAAAGGAGAGCATTAGTCAGTTTGGTAAATTTACAGATATAAATGAGCGAAAACCAACTGAATTAGAATTTATATTCAAAATTATTAAAACATTAGGCACGTTTATTATATTTATTTTTATTACATTAGGAATTGTTTGGTTATTTAAACATTTATCTATTTTAACTACTCTTCTTCATCATAGTTTATTAATTCTAATTATAATATCTACTCTAAGTATTATTTATATTTTAAGCGAACCATTAATCAAATCATTTGCCAAAAGATCTCCTTCATCATCTGTAATGTCATTTTTATGGAATTTTATAATGTTTATTCCTTGTTTGTTTATTCGCTTTATGGAATATATAAAAGAACAGAATAATTTAACTACAAAACCAGTATGGATGTTACTTATATTTGAAGTCATATTAATTGTATTATGGATATTAGTACCTCTACTATTTCATACGATAACAACTCATGATGGAAAACAACTATTAAGTGAACCCAAATACTTGAATGAAGAACATACTTTAGGTAATTTTGAAAATTTACACGCAGATAATATTACAAAGGATAATAAATTTAAATATCGTTATTCGCTTTCAGCATGGTTTTATATTAATCCTCAACCTACTAATACAAATAGTGCGTATACCAAATATACATCTATATTAAATTATGGAAATAAACCAAATGTACAATACAATGGTAAATCAAATAGCATTCGCATTATGACACAATCTGGTAAAAGTAATACTACAAATGAAGATGATTTAATTGAAATATTTGAAACAAAAAATATTATATATCAAAAATGGAACAATATTGTCATTAATTATGATGGCGGAACAATGGATATATTTTTAAATGGTGAGTTAGTGAGTTCACGTGACAATATTTTGCCATATATGACGTATGAGAATGTTAAAGCAGGCACCGAAAATGGTATACACGGAGGTATATGTAATGTTACCTATTATAATAGTATTATGAAGAAAAGCACTATTTTATTAATGTATAAATTATTAAGGGATAAAAAAATACCTTTATACTTTTAAAAAAAGTATAGCAAAATTATACTTTATACTTTATACTTTATACTTTATACTTTATACTTTTAGAAAAAGTATTACAAAAATATACTTTATACTTTATACTTTTAAAAAGTATTACAAAAATATAAATTTATAAAAAGTATAAGTATATAATATATAATGGAATTAATTCAAACAGTTTTAACTGTGGTTGTTGTTCTAATAGTTCTATATTTTATTATTAATTGGTTATTTTCAAAGTCTACTCAACTAACAAGAATGGCAAATGGTAATGAAAAACAAACTATTTTAGCCAGTACGATTGGAAATAATAGTAATTCAAGCAATTATACATATTCTACTTGGTTTTATGTGAATGACTGGAATTATCGTTTTGGTGAACCAAAAGTTCTTCTTGGAAGACTAGATGATGATAATAACGCCAGTCCTTCAATTGTTTTCGATGCTATGGAAAATAATATCACTATTTCAGTTAGTTGCTATCCTCAGAGTCAATCAACTGGCGTAACTGGTAATAAATCCATCGTCCATCAATGTAATGTGAAAAACTTTCCTCTTCAAAAATGGGTCAATTTAATTATTAGTTTATATGGACGAACTTTAGATGTATATATTGATGGTAAACTTGTGCGAACATGTGTTTTACCTGGAGTAGCCAAAGTCAGTACTAAATCTGATATTGTAGTTACACCCAATGGCGGATTTAATGGTTGGACTTCTAATTTTATGTATTGGGATCAGTCAACCAATCCTCAAGAGGCGTACAATATTTATAAAGGTGGATTTGGTGGCAGTCTTTTAGGTAACATGTTTAATAAATATAGAATTAAATTTTCATTCTTGACTGATAATAAAGAAGTCAGTAGTATAGAAATATAAATATGATATATAGTTACAAATATAATAGTTACAAATATTATAGTTACAAATATTATAGTTACAAATATATATTATATAAATTATCTTCTATAATATATATAATTATGAGCTATCAATTTGGTAGAGTATCAGAAGGTGCTAGTGGTTTTACACCATTTTCATCAAATAAATATTTACCTGGTAATCAAGATTTTCTTCAATCAAATAGCATTGTTGCTAAGTTTGCATTTCTTATATTAATTCTTATTTTATTTGTTGTAGCACTTCGTTTAGGAGCATGGTTATTAACATGGTTGTTTTCGCCATCATCAAATCCAATTTTAATTAATGGTATGGTTAATGCTAAACAAATGATGCGAATTGAACAGGATCCATCATCACCAGGTTCTATTCCTATTATTCGCTCAGTAAATGAAAATGATGGCCTAGAATTTACATGGTCTGTTTGGATTTTTGTTGATGACTTCACATATAAAGAAAATGAATACAAGCATGTATTCCATAAGGGTAATGATAATATAAATGTTGTTAGTCCACCAATCGGTCTAAATTATCCTAACAATGGTCCAGGACTTTATATTACACCACATACTAATAATTTAGTTGTTATAATGAATACATTTGAAAATATTAGCGAAGAAGTAGTTATTAAGGATCTTCCAATTAATAAATGGGTTAGTGTTATTATTCGTGTTAGCAATCAACACGTTTTAGATGTATATATCAATGGTGTTCTTACTAAGCGCCATCAATTGAAAAGTGTTCCAAAACAAAATTATGGCGATGTATTTGTTTCAATGAATGGTGGATTTTCTGGATTCACATCTGAACTTCGTTATTTTGATAGTGCCATTGGAACCAATAAAATTCAAGCCATTGTAGATGCTGGTCCTAATATGAAAATGAAAGGAAGTGATATGTCACAAAGCAAACCACAATATCTATCTAGCCGCTGGTATTTTGCTGGTACAAATGATGCTTATAATCCTTAAGCCAATTATTAGTCACATTATATAATTTTAAAAACTATTAATTATATAATATGGCAGGACTTAACCCACAAACTGCTGCGTGTACATCTCAAGTAGGTGGTCCACAACCGCCTAGATTATGGTCAAGAGGAACATTATCATGTTTCCCAGTATCTAATACTATTACACAAAACGATTTAGATATGAGGCGTAAAGCAGAAATATTAAAATATAAAGATAATAGTGCGAATTTAACTAAAAAGCAAAAATGGTCTCAAATGGTTCGTGGTAATGGACCTCTTGCTAAAAAGGTTTGGGCGAACCAAAATATTTTAGGTTCTAATCCAAATATTTATAATTTACCATTAGTAGCAGATAATATATTAGTATGTCCTTTTGAATGGGTATTAGAACAGGTTTATTATGGTGATAATGATAATAATCAATTTGGTAGAAGTGTCAGTTTAAATGGTTCAGGTACTATATTAGCAGTAGGACAGACTGGTTCAATTGAAAATAAAGTATATGTGTTTACATATAATAGTATTAATTATTCTTGGAATATAGATCCATCTACTATTATTGATGATCCAGGCCCAATAAATCCTAGTATTAATAGTTTTGGCGTAAGTGTAAGTCTAAACAATAATGGAAATATACTAGCTGTTGGTGCACAATATAATACTTCTACAGGTAAAGTATATGTTTATAATAATAATGGTTCATGGCTAACACCATTATCATCACTATATATATTTACAAATAGTTCAAGTTCAGTAGGAAGTTTATTTGGTAATAGTGTTAGTTTAAACTATGATGGTTCTATACTAGCAGTTGGTGCTCCAAGAGAGGCATCTAATAATGGACGAGCATATACATATTATACTAATGTATCATCTAATTCACCACTAGCAACTTTTTATAATAATTTAATTTCAAATAATTACGAACTTGGCGCAAGTGTTAGTATTAAAGGAACTAATAATATTTTAGCAGTTGGTGCACCATTTGCTTTAAATGGTTTAGCATTTTTATTTAATAATGCGTTAGTAGGTTCTACTTCACCAGATGTAACATTTGGAACTTTTACAGGCAGAAGTAATTTTGGAAGAAGTGTTAGTTTAAATAATAATAATACATTATTAGCAGTTGGTGATCCAGAAAAAGATAGTGGAAAAGCATATTTATTTATTAAAACAAATTCTGTTTGGAATACAAATCCAGATATATCATTTAATATTATTAATGGTGTTAATACAGATAAATTTGGTTTATCCGTATCTTTAAGCGGAGATGGTAACACATTAGCAATTAGTGCGCCATATGCTAATAGCAATCTAGGGATAGTATATATATATAGAACAACAAATTCTACATGGTCTAATGTTCCTTTTGCTATTTTACAAAATAAAGATACTAATGTAACAGGATTTGGGTTCAGTGTAAGTTTAAGTGATGATGGAAATACATTAGCAGTAGGAGCATTAGATCCCCCTCCTCATATAAAAAGAGGTTCAGTTTATATATATAAATATAAATCATTGGGTGAAAATCCTGTTAAATGTTCTCCTTCAACCGCATCTGATGTTCCTGGACCAATAACAACCTTATGCTATAATCCGAATATACCACTTGTTAATTATATTGTACAACGTACATACTTAGCAGGTGGTACTAAATTCCCACAGACGTGTTGGAAACCAGGCGATGATGGATTCCCTGTTGGAAAAGCCGGTAATAATGGCCAATAAAATATAAATACATAGAAATTGATATTAAAATATATAACATTAATATTTATAGATATAATAGTTTAATTGTATTATTGAATATCAAAAGCAATACCAGACGTAATACCATTAGGTAACAATAATGTTGTTGGTGTAGCACCTATTGAAGTCCAGTAACATGGTATGAAATTGTTGATATTATTTAACAATCCAACAATAATTCCATTTGAATTAATACCAACAGCATTACCAGACGTAATACCATTAGGTAACAATAATGGTGTTGGTGTAGCACCGATTGAAGTCCAGTAACATGGTATGATTTTGTTGATATTATTAGTATACTCTCCAACAATAAATCCATTTGAATTAATACCAACAGCACTACCAGACGTAATACCATTAGGTAACAATAATGGTGTTGGTGTAGCACCTATTGAAGTCCAGTAACATGGTATAATATTATTATTAACATTTAAATAAAATCCTACAATAATTCCATTTGAATTAATACCACCAGCATTACCATACGTAATACCATTAGGTAACAATAATGGTGTTGGTGTAGCACCGATTGAAGTCCAGTAACATGGTATACCAATATTTATATCTATATTGTTACTATAAAATCCAACAATAATTCCATTTGAATTAATACCAGAAGCATTACCAGACGTAAAACCATTAGGTAATGGTAATGGTGTTGGTGGTAAGTTTATTGAAGTCCAGTAACATGGTATGATTTTGTTGATATTATTAATATACGATCCTACAATAATTCCATTTGAATTAATACCAAAAGCACTACCAGACGTAATACCATTAGGTAATGGTAATGGTGTTGGTGGTAAGTTTATTGAAGTCCAGTAACATGGTATACCAATATTTATATCAATATTATAATATCCTACTATGAAAAATTCAATATTATTATTATTTATATTTGTACAACACGGTTTTCCTTGTGCGTTATTGCTTGCTCGTCTTTGTAGAGATCTATATACTGACCGATTACGACTACCAACACCACTTCCAACTACATATTTACCATGAAAATTACCTTCGATATTATTAGTAAAAATAATTCTATGAGACATATCTAATAAAGAATAATATAATAAATTATTTTTATTATATTATTATTTTGCTATAATTTTTCTAAAAGTATTTTCTAAAAGTATTTTCTAAAAGTATTTTCTAAAAGTATTAAGTATAATTTTGCGATACTTTTTCTAAAAGTATCAACGTAAATTAGGATTTATACACGTTTCCATCGTAGGAAAAATATCACCAGACATACACATATCACCTTCGCCAACTGCGATACAACTGCGAAATCCTCTATCTTCGCCTATATAACAATATCCAGATTTAGATTTAGTTTTGCTAGATTGTGTTTTGCTTCCAGCATCATCGGGTTGTGGGCTATCAGCTATTTTAGTAGCATTTTTAAGAGCATTTGTAGTGCTTAGCTTTTCTTTGCGCATTTTACCAGCAAGTGTATTTTCCAAAAGATTAATACCGCTACTAGCAGTTCCAGCAGCAACATTTACAATATCTGTTGTACCTTTGGCAGTAACATCAATTGTCTGCTTCGCAGTTTCGGCAACACTATAACCAAATAATCCAAAAATAGGTTCAAATAAATTAACAACATATTCAGTTGATTTACCTAAATAGGTAAATATATTAAATCCTAAAAATGCTAAAATTAAAAAAATCAGAAAATATCTAATAATAGTAGACCAATTGATTCCAGTAGAAACAGAAGGTGTAGTCATATCAGTAGTTCCATTTAATGATGGTGCCGATAATACAGATGATTCGGTTACAATATCAGTATTCATAATTATATAACATATGCTTATAAAATATTTATGATTATAATACTATCTTAAAATGCTACTCATAGACCATGGACGCCGAAAGTATCCTTTTGGAACTTTTATATGATTACCTTTTCGAATATCATATGAAATATAATCTTGTTCTATATCTACCATTTCACATTTAAATTCGTTTATATTTATATATTCATTGACGAATGTATATTTAAGATTACTAATAGAATTTAAATTATCAGGAGTTTCATATTTATATACAGTACTGTCTCTTTTGGATATAATTCTTTCAAAACCATCAAATGGTCTAGCAATTTTTTTGTCATGTATGCCATAAAAGTTACTTCTATCGATTGTAAGTCCAGCTTTAATACATCTGTCATTTATAATATTATCTTCTAATCCCCATCCCCAAAAGTTTGGAAACCCTTGACTTTTTTCAAAATCGGCACCCTTTATTGCAAACATTCCACCCAAAGCATGTTTAAATCCATAAAAATGTTTAACTATTCCATGAGTAGTATTATAATCAATAAGACCTTTTTCAACAGGCCACGTATCTACGTCGTGAAATATAAATGTAATATTCTTATAATCATTTGGATATTTATTCTTAATAGCAATAAATCCGATATTTTTCATAGCACCTCTATTAAAATGCCTATTATCACATTGATGAGCAAAATAAATTTCATAAGGATTGGATTCAGCCTCATCTTCTAATAATGTTTTTATTTTTTTAGTGAATTCTATTTTTTGATTATGTCTATTTCTATATGGAACTATAAAAACTCTTTTTGGAACAGTCATTTAATATACTTTTAGAAAAAGTATAATAGAATATATCTTATACTTTTTCTATATTTTTATTATACTTTTATTATACTTTTATTATACTTTTATTATATTTTTATTATACTTTTATTATACTTTTACTATTTATATTATTTGTATTTGTGTTTATATTATTTTATTATATTTTAGACAATATTCATAATCTTATTCATTTTATCCAATCTTTCGATTGTTTTATCTAATGATGAATGTTCTGTTCCATTAAATAAATAATCCGTTTGTGGTGAAGCTTCATTTTTTTTTATATCTTTATAAATAATATTAATTTTTTTAATTATTACTTCTAATTCATTTTTATTATTAAATATTTCTATATTAAAATCTACTTTCTCAGTGAGTAGAGAAATTGCAAAATAAATAATATATCTTCTCCTCTTTTTAACACCACTTGTAAATTTAATACTAAACATTTCAAGTAAAGCATTTATTATTTTAAGAACAAGAGGTTCGGTTTTTTTCTTCGCTTCGACCAATATGACATCCCATATAATCCAGATAGAATCATTCTTAAATTTATCGAGAACTGGTGCGAATGTTCGTGTTTCACATAAACATAATTCCTTTTTTTGTTTACAAATGCTTTCAAATTCAAGAATCCATTCTAGCCAGTAACATGCGCTAATAACATTTTTAGATTTTGGAGAGATATGATAAGCGAATTCATTTATAGCAATATATAATTCTTTCGGATCATCATTTCTGAAGATGCCATGTGCAAAATCAATAGAAGGTGCTTTAAGTCGTGATGCCATATAAGACATGTTAAACTCTTCTTGTTTTTGAATTTTAACTGACATAATCGTGTGTTTTTTGCGTGAATGACAAAGTAAACTAATTACTTCAGCAAAAATTTGTCTTATTTTAGGACTATTTCTTAAACTGAGTTCATTTCCAACATATCCATTTGACATAATATCTTTAAAATTTCCAAATCTCATAGCAATATAGATTGGAAGTTTAGGATTTCCTAAATGAATATATTTGCTCACATACAATATAATAGTTTCCCATAAATCAATATAATGTCCGGCGCATACTAATTCGGCAGTCCAATAACAAGCGGGTTCTACTTTAGATGCTAATAAACAATTAATTAATTCATTTTTTACTTTAATTTTTTGAAATTTAGAAAAAGTGATACCTTTAAATTCAGAAGAACTTCTGATATCATTGATTTCTGTATCATTCATATATTAGTTTTACATACAAAAAAAATAGACATAATACATATACGTAAGTTATGGGATTGAAATCTATTTTTAAAAATCTTTATAAGTTATTCAATAAATCGAGTAAAATACAAAAGGTATTCTATATTATTGCTATCATCTTTATCATAACTATGTTTACAAATTATAATGTGAAAGAAGGTTTTACTGAGAATGATGGACCAGTAGGTATTACTGAAGAAAAATTTGAAACCAAGGAAGGAACACAGGTATATGATAAATTTTATGCCAATATATATGATGATTTAGTATTTAGTAAAATGAAGGATGATTTTGAAATTGGAGAGATTATTAATAGTACGCGTCCTACATCAGAAAGTCGTATTTTAGATATTGGATCAGGTACAGGACATCATGTTAGTAATTTAACAGCAAATGGATATAATACAATTGGTATTGATATATCACCAGCAATGATAAATAAATCTAAAGAAAATTATCCAGAACTAGAGTTTAAGCAAGGTGATGTATTAGAAACGATGACTTTTGCGGGTAATTCATTTACGCATATTACATGCTTATATTTTACAATTTATTATATTAAAAATAAACGATTATTTTTTGAGAATTGTATACATTGGTTAAGACCAGGAGGTTATTTAGCATTACATATGGTAGATCGCGATAATTTTGACCCAATTTTACCAGCGGGTGATCCATTTGGAATTGTATCTCCACAAAAATATTCTAAAACACGTATTACATCTACTGTAGTAAAATTTAATGGATATGACTATAAGTCTATTTTTGATATTAAAGAAGGTGAGAATGGAATGGAAACACCGAACGCATCGTTACATGAAACATTTAAAAATAATAAAAATGGAAAAGTTAGAAAAAATGAACATAAATTTTATATGCCAACACAAGTAGATATTCTTTCGATGGCCAAGAGTGTAGGATTTATTCTAATAGCAAAAATAGATATGATTAAGTGTCAATATTCGAATCAATATATCTATATATTACAAAAACCAACATAATCGTATTATTATTGTACACTATTATTGTACACTATTATTGTACACTATTATTGTACACTATTATTGTACACTATTATTGTAATATTATCATTAAATATCTACTATTTACAATAGAATAAAGTTATAATGCTATAATTTTATTCTATTTAATGTCTATGTTTAGAAATTATATATATTGGTTCATCATATATATTGTAGTCCTTATCATCATATCCATTATACTATTAACAGCATATTTAAAAATAAAAAATCCTTTTTGGAAAACTCAACCAATATTTCATATATATAATATATCATATTGGATAAGACCACCAGGTATAATATCATACGACTTGCCACCAGCAAATAAATATATGAATCATATAAATATTAAATCATTCAAACTTTCTGAAATAGATAATTTAACACTAGACCATTTCTGTAATTTTATTAAACATTACTATGTCGCATCCGCACCGGCACATAGTTTTGCGTATAATTCAGAATCGCATATTGCCACCACAGTTTACAATCCGAGTAAGAGTAATATCATTGATTATATGAAGGGGTCTAATAATGAATCTTATATTACACTATATCAAGAACCTAGACTATTATTTCAAAAAGGGGAGGTTATTAGTTCTGTAAATAATATAGTTGGTGTTATAAGTGCCCGTTGCTTAAATATTTGTCTTAAAGGAAAATATAATTTTCAATTATATTATGTAGATAATTTATGCGTCCATCCTGAATATAGAGGAAAGGGAATTGCTGCTGAAATTATACAAACACATTATTATAATGTTCGCAAGAATAATAGTAAAATTAATGCTTGCTTATTTAAAAGAGAAGATAAATTGACTGCAATTGTTCCATTGACTACCTATAATACATATTGTTATGATATTTCTGGTCTTATATTTCCTGATGATAAAAGTATACACGCTTCTATTAAAGTGATTGAAATCGGTATACAACAATTGCCATTATTAGTAGAGTTTATTAATACATTAAAAGGTCATTTTGATTGTGTTATATTACCTGATTTAACTAATCTAGCAAATATGATTAAAACTGATAATATTATTATTTATGGTGTAATAACTAATGCTAAATTATTGAGTATTTATGTTTTCAGAAATACTCAACTATATTATAATAGTAGACGTTCAATAGAATGTATTCTAACTTTATATGATTATAATAAAGAAATATTCATAACTGGATTTAATATTGCTCTTGGTAAACTGAAAAATAGATTTAAAAATGATATTATAATGATTGAGGACAACTCACATTCAAACCGATTAATTGATAATTTTAAATTGTTAAATGTATTACCTTTATTCCATAGTCCAACCGCATTTTTTTTATATAATTATGCTTGCTATAGTGTTAATAATCGATCATTCTTAATACTTTATTGAAGGATATTTTGATAGAAGCACCCTAATCATATGAGATTTTAGGACAGCGCCCCTAGCGTACATATTTTCCTGCTCTAGCAAATGAGTCTACAATAAAAATCATAAAAATGCCTAAAAATGAATATAGAATTAGTTCTTCCATTATATGTCCTGTTTTTTCGTCTTTTTGTTCTTCGAGTAGATGAATCATATAATTTAGTTTTTCTAATAACTGGTCTTTATTACCACTACTTTGACTCATTTGATTATAATATGGAACATATTGTTTATAATAATCATTTGAATAAGTATTTGGTAAATTATTAAATGCCTCAGTTGTAATAGGACTATCTTGTGATGATTGCCCTTGTGATGATTGCCCTTGTGATGTCTGTTCCTGTGATTGTTTTTTAAGATTAGTATTTTCTACTACTGTTTTTTTAAGAGGAACAGTAGATTGAGGCATACCAGGAGGATTAAAATTTGCCATATCATCACCTAAATTATCTGCTTCATATCCATTATTGTCATTTATTATATTGCTATTACCATTTATAGTATTACCATTTATAGTATTAAACATCTCTTTTACTTTTGGATTAATATCATTTGTTAATCGCTTCTTTATTGTTTTATTACGTTGTTGCCTCTTTTTTTCTATTTCATCATTATCAATTGATGAATTATTTATATTTGTACTTTCATTATATGGTGAAGCATTAAATGCTAAATAACTCATACCTATATGAAAATAAGATATTATTATTTTTGTTGTATACTTATAAAAAATATAGTAAATATACAAGAATGTCTACTAATTTATTTAAATTATTACTTGGATTTTCTGTTATTTTACTATTATTTTATTTTTATAACGATTTTACACTAAAGGAAAATTTTGAAAGTACAACTAGAAATATGTATGGAAATATGAGAAGACTAAAACGTAATATTAAAAAGAGGAAGGAAACATTTATTGATAATTTAAAATATAAACTTAAGACTAAATTACGTAAAGCAAAATTTTAGTATATTATATTTAATTAATAATAATTATTAATTAGTATTAGTAGTATTAGTAGTATTAGTAGTATTTATATTTATACCATAATCATAATCTGGTGGTTTATCATATCTATTTGTATTTATATCCTCATATTTTGGAGCAACTTCAATATATTCTATATTTGACTGTGTTGACCCTGGTGATTGTATTGATTGTGTTTCTGGTGATTGTTGTTGAAAAGGTTGAACTTGTGTTATTGAATTACAATTATCTATACAATTATTTATACAGAATGATGAAATTATAATGATGCCTAATAAAGAACCAGCATAAAATACTATCAATGGAATGTAAATCATTATAAAAATAATATATAATCATTTATAAAAAAATTTATATAATTTATTGTACTTTTAAATAAAAACTTATTATATATGTTAACTACACTTCAATCCTTCTTAAGACCTATAAATGAAAGTAAATTACTTGTAGGCATGATGATGATTTTTTTAAATGTTGGTTCTAAATACATTGATTTTGGTTTCAGTAAAACACAAGAACAAATATTAAGACAAAATCTAGCACGAGAAATGCTTATTTTTGCGGTATCATTTATGGGTACTCGTGATATAGCAACTGCTATTATTTTAACTGCTTCATTTACCATATTATCTAATATGGCATTTAATGAAAAAAGTAAATATTGTGTTATTCCTAATAAAATGCGGAAAATTCAAAGAATGATTGATACAAATGATGATGGACATATTAGTTTTGAAGAGGAGAAACGAGCTATAGAAGTTCTAGAAAAAGTTAAATTACAACGTCTTAAAGAAGTACAAGGAACTTTTATGAGTTATATGAATTCTTATCAAGAACATCAATAAATAAATATATCTCTTTTAATCTTTTATTATTTTTCTATTATAATATAAGATTATGATAGGTTTCTTAATATTTTATATTAAAACAACTGGTGATTTTGAAACTAAAAAAGGTCAATCAATTGAATATGATAAAGAAATTATTTTAAGTGATGATATAGAATTCTCTACTGCTTTAATTGATAAATCTGGTATTATTAGTAAAGGTGGTGATTATAAAACTATATTTACTTCAATATATAATTTTAAAAAACTTATTAATTATGCAAAAGACGCTGGTTTGCTTAAACGATTAAAACCAGAAGAAAAAAAAGATATTTTAAATAAAAATATACAATTTATTAAGGATTTATTTTTTCAACCAAAAGGAAGTTTTTATATATATGGCAATGAATATATTATTAGCAAAAGTGATGTAAATTTTACCAATATTAAAAGTTTTGATGAAATCGATTATAAAACAAAACAAAAATATACTAAATTTATTGTATTTGTAAATCTAAATCTTATAAATGCGAGTAAACCATCTGCCTTATCAGATTTTAAAAAACTATCATGTAATGATAAAGCACTTGAGCTTGATAAACAAGCGAAAGAAATATTTGATATTTCACTTGGTTTATATAAAGAAAAACCTATTAAATATACACCTTATTCCACTAAATTACCTTTGTGGACTACTACAACTATATCTCCTTATTCTACTAAAATTATTAATGATACAGATATTAAAAAATCACAAATTGATATCGAGAAAGAACGTAAACTTAAAGAGGAAGAAAGACGACGAGAAATGGAAAAAAGAGTTAAAGAATTAAAACAAGAAGAAGAATTAATAGCATTAGAAAAAAGAAAAAGAGAAAGAGAAAAGATGAATTTATTAGAACGAGAAGAGCAGTTAAAGGAAAAAACAAAACTATCATCCTCACCTGAAACAAAAAAAACAAAAACATCTATGACAACTGGTGGTAAATCACGTACTCATAAAAAACGTGTTTCAATGCGAAAATATAAAAAACAACGGAGAACTTATCGTCAACTGAAAAAAAAGAACCACAATAAGAAACGAAAATAAACTATTATGTAAATAACTATATTATATATTTATTATATATTTATTATATATTTATTATATATTTATTACATATTTATTATATATTTATTATATATTTATTACATATTTTTCAAGTACATATTTGAAAATCCTTCTACTAATTCAACCGGTATATAGTTAAAGTCTACTAGCATTTTATTACGTTCATATATTTTCTGTGCTTCTTTGTCCTGATCTAGTTTTTTTTGAAATAATTCTTTATCATTAAAATACTTTTCTGCAGTCTTAATACCGCATTTTTTAAATATAGAAGAAATATTATCGCTCTTATCACCAGCAACTATTTTACAAAATAGATCACATTGTGAATTGCCTGTTGTCTTTTTGCTTTCTGCTATATTTTTAAATTTAAGGTCATATAGATGAACATGTTCATTTGTTAATTGAAGGTAATCCATATCGCTAGCTATAATCCATATATGTGCATCAGGGTAGGTATCATATAAATGCATTGTGGTAAGAGCAATACAATCATCTGCTTCTAATGATGGATATGAAAGAACACCTTTAACATTTGCTTTTTCGAATAGATTTTCATCACTTACCATCTGGAAAAATGGTGCTCCTGTAAAAGAAGCGTTTGTTTCTCGGGTTCCTTTATATTCTGGATATATCTTTGTTCTCCAAATATCACTGCGTTTACAATCTCGTCCAACATATTTAATAGTATTTTTAAGTTTTAATCCTTTATCAATATCATTTATTTTGCTAACAAATGTTTCTTTAAATTTATCTACAAACGCAGGACAATCAATTGGTAATTTATTTATATTTTCAGATAATGTATTCGCATGCTTCCACCAAATATTGAGAGCATAAAATCTATAAAATGTATAGTAACTTCCGTCAATCAGAATAAAATTCATTATTGTATTTAATAATAATGAATTAATCTTTAATCTTTAATCATATTATAATTAGATATTAATCTGAATCAATTATATTAATATTATATATTATTTAATTATTTAATTTAATTATTTAATTTAATTATTTTTTAATCACTACTTCTTTGGCTATATTTTTTAATATTTTATTTTCGCCTACTGAAAAGTCACCACGTCCGCCGCATGATTCAACCATCAGATTTAAATATATATCATTATAAGAAGAACTACTATCCAAACAATCAGGATGTTTATCCCTCCAATCATTTAATTTTATCATATTTTTTTGAGATATTCCTTTTATCGCCTTTTTCATTTTATTATTTTCAGGGGTTTCTTTTTCCCATACATCATTGTCCTTTACATAAAAGGTTTCACGTTTAACATCACTACAATGGATGGGTCGTTTATATATATCAAGCATCTTTAATTCTTTTACTATAATATTAGACATACCAGTAGCATAACCTAGCTTACCGACATTTTCCAAGTCTTCTAATTGTATATTGACTGAATTAACAAAATCACTTATGTTCATGGCATCTTTACATTCCTCATTTAAAAATAACTGCATATTAAATGTTTTATTATTACTATTATTATTACTATTATTATTACTATTCATAGTAATATTAGACTGCATTGTTTTACACATTTCAAACATTTGCTTTTGAAAATCTTGATTATTTTTTACTACTTCTATTACCAAACTTGTAAGTTGTTTTATTTCACTATCTGACTTTTCAGGTAGTTGTGAAATAACCAAATTTTCATTTATATTTTCATTAAAATTATCATATAAATTATTATCTATACACGTTTGAGAATGTCTCCATAATCCAGAGTGAAACTTGTATTGTTTATTACATTTTTTACACGTATAAATTTCAATTTCGGTGTTTTTCGGTGTTTTTTGGTGTTTTTCGGTGTTTTTTGTATCTTCTTGTATCTTTTTATGTTTCAGTGTCATTAAATGTCTTTCTAATTCACTTTTTCTGCTACATTTAAAGTTACAAATATTACATGCGTGTTTTTCGGTGTTTTTTTCGGTGATATTTGGCACCGCCATTGTATCTTTTTGTATCTTTTTATGTTTCAGTGTCAGCTTGTGTCTTTCCCAATCACTTTGTTTGCTACATTTAAAGTCACATAAAATACATGCGTAATTTTCGGCGTTTTTTGGCGTTTTTTCTGTATCCATTTATATCCTACTAGAAAATAAAAATACCTCCTAAATCATTTTAATTAATAATATTTAAAAAAAATTATCGTCACAAATATTTTATGTTTTTTTGAAAATAAGAGCATTATGGTGTAAAATCATTTTTTTCATTTTTTCTGTTTTCAATCTCTGGCCCATTTTCAGAAAATGGACATTTTTAAAATGTCCAAAATGTGTTTTTTGAAATGACTTTGGAAAGTTGATTTTTTTAAAGAAATTTTTAGAGGTTCAAATAATTATACATAAAATTATGTAAAAATATGGAAAAAAATGTAAACAACTTAATATAATATTATATATGTAATAAATACTACATATATGATGTAATAATTGTAAATACTATATTTCTATAATATGTTTCTACTATATGTTTCTACTATATGTTTCTACAACTTCTTATTTTTATATCTTCTAGTTTTTTTACCTTTTTTATTACTAGTCTTTCTAGGTACTTTATGTTTTATTTTATGTGTTCTAAATGAAAACCTAACTTTTTTTGTTTTTTTATGTTTTTTATTTGAACCTCTACGCAATCCACCCATTGTCATAGAACTTGCTGGGTTCATTGTAATTATACGATTAGTAGTATGCTGATAATCTAAACCTTCATTATATAAATCTAACATAGTATTTAAATCATTGCTTAATGTTTCTTGTTCAACATAATAATCATTCATTTCATTAGTATCATCAACACCTCCACGTAACTTCTTTTTATATTGTCTTTTTTGTTTTTTTCCACCTAATGTAGTAGTCGTTACAGTTCCGACCGTAGTTGTAATTGGTCTTGTCATTTTTTTAGTTAAATAACCAATTCTTATACGAGATACAAATTGATAGGACCCATCTTTAATAAATGTTGATAAGTCATTTAATGATAAAAACATATGAAGATATTTAATTAATATTTCACTTGGTTTAAAATAAATAACTTGATTTAATTGTATTTTTGGTTTATAGAAGAAGTTATTTGTCTCAGGATTAACTAACAAGTTAGTGGGTGTAAATTCAGGTACAAATACTAATTCCATATTCTTGTATTCATTCTGTAACTTTGTCATTAATGTATTATAAAATAATCTATTGTATCCCTCTAATGATGTAGGATTATATAGAACATTTTTCCCCATCTTTAATAATTTTATAATGAGAGAAATAATCTTAGCAGAATCAAGTTTATTTGGATCATCTTGTTTCATTAATTTTGATAGATCATTAATTTCGACCATTGTATTACTTTCAACTAATCCAAGATAGCGTATCTCCATATTATCTGAACGATTTTCATTAATAGTCGCAACTTGATTATATGTTAATCTTTCATCCTCATCAACAGACGCAGGATATAAAATATCTCCAAATTTCTTATTATAATCTATAATATATAATGGTTGAGCATTATCTTCAACAGGTCTATCTCTAGCAACAAAATCTTTATCGATAAGATTTTTATTTGGGTCATTTACATCATATAAATAAAACGCATCATTTTTCATATATTTTAAATACTCTCCATATACATTATCTGTTAGTTCTTTTGATGAAAAATTAATATATTCATGAAATAACTCAGATACATTGTCTATGTTATTAGCTAAAAATGAATAATATTTCGGCGTTCTATCACTTGAAGCACCAGCACCAGTTGCAGTATCTTCACTTGTTAAACATTCTGGATGCTCTATAATAATGGTATTTTTCATTCTATCAACATCATAGTCATATACATATTCCAACATACGCTCATCAAAATCAAGCGAAAGCCATAAATATTCTATTGGTAACATTATTACCTTCATAGGCAATAGTAAACTATATGAATTAAATATTAATGATATTATACGATCATCTGCTTTACCTCTTTGCGATGGTTTTTTTGTTTCTTTAATCCATAAATCACAAAGACGTGATGCTTCATCAGATTGCGAGAACATCATAATACCACCTGATGTTTCAAATGTATAAGGATCATATTCAATGCTATTTTGAAAATTATAACTAGAACGCGGATCCATAGACCAACCACGCGCCATATAATCTACATCAGGAATATCAAATATTTTTGGATAACGGCGAACAAACATGTCGCCATCAATATATACAACTGAACGTGGACTAGTTGCCTCACGCGCCTTTTTAATAAAAAATGGTTTGGCATTAATAGCGTATTGATAATTTCCTTTAACAGCAAATTCTGGATATTCTACTGCCATGTAATTACAATTATATCTTATACACTCTAATTCCCATTTTTTAATCATCTCCCCTAGTGTTATCGGATTTAAGAAACGAAGTTCATCACGTAAAATATCATAAATAGATTTACCATTATAAATCTGCATATTACTTGCTTCATAATTTCGTTTTTCCTCGCATTGTTTAATAATATCTGCTCTGATTCTTTGTTTTGCTACTGTTAATTCATTTATTTTAGTAAGATATGTTTTAATTGCTACTTTATTAATAGGAATATTCTGAGTTCTAGCAACTTCTTGCATTTGTTTATAAGTCCTTTTAAGTTTTTTAATTTCTTGCTCATTTTGATAAAGTTTAAAGATGTTTTCCTTTGAAATATTTATAGATTCTTTCATTATTAACGATATTAAATTTTTAACTTCATCATTACTTCTATAAATATAATTATTTGGAGTTTGTGTATAATTTTCACGCATGATAAATTCTTGTTGTTGTGATGGAACCGATTTTCGTTGTTCTACTATTGTTTTTGCTCGCTCATCTTTATTTTCTTCAGATGGTTTCATACCTAAATATTCATAAATCATAGATTTATATGCTAGTGTACGATCTTGAAAATATTTATCGAGTGAATCTTCTAAAATAGCATTTTTACTAGCATCACTAATTGTTCTATCAATTGCTGCTGGACTAGATAAAAAATTAATATATTTTTTATGAAGATTTTCTACTAGTTTTTCAAAGAACATAACGCATGGACGGGCAGTATTGTTATTTTCTCTACCTCTACCCCACCAATAAGTTATCATGACAAAATTGCTATTTGGATTTATTATTGTAGGTTGGATTTGTTTAGTAGCAATTAATGATTCTAAAGATTCCATATTACGAAACATTCCTTCTGGTTCACCCATTTTATATATAAATATTGATATTATTTTATTATATGATACTAAAATAATATGTATAATGTATATATGAATTTAAAACAAGTATTTTTAACGAGTTTGATTTTTATAGTGATTGATTTTATCTATTTATCGGCATTTAGTACATTTTTTAATAATATGGTAAAAGGTATTCAAGGAACTAAAATAAAATTCAATATTCTTGGAGCAATATTATGTTATATTTTATTAATATTTGGATTAAATTATTTTATTATTGATCCCAAAAAAAGTATAATGGATGCATTTATGTTTGGTATTGTTATCTATGGTGTATATGAAACAACAAATTATGCATTATTTGATAAATGGTCTTTAAAAGCAGTAGCACTTGATACTACTTGGGGTGGAATATTGTTTGCACTTACAACATTTATTTGGAGAAGATTTTTTGCTTAAAAATTAGAATATTTATACTATAATACAAATAAGTATTCTAATTATTAAATAATAATAAAATAAAGTTTTTATTATTTTTAAAACATTTTTAATAATGATTTTATTTAATTATTAAAATAGTAGAGATTAACTTATTAAAAATCTAAACTTACGGTGTTTTTATCGCTTTTTTGTTTACGTTTGATTGGTTTAGCATTAGCCGGTCGTTTGATACTAGTAATTTCTTCTAAATTATTTAAATCAATAGAAGTGACATTACTTTTTTGTGTTGGTGGTAAAGAATTGCCATTGCCATTATTATTCATACTCACTGTTTTTGTTTTTAATCCAGATAGGAGATCATTAATATCAGATGGACCTTTCATTTCTGGTCTAGCATTTTGCTGTCGTGAAGAGCGCTCCGCGGGTTCTCTGCCAACTGAACCGAAATTCTCTTCAATATTTATACCATCATCTTGTCTAGCACGTGAAATATCTGGTCGTCCAGATGGAACTGCTGCGCGTTGGCTTTTAGTGACTTGGGTTTGAAGTGGTGGAGGCGGTGGTCCTCGCATAGTATTTGGTGGCGGTGCTGCATTATTAGATGGCATAAAATTACCCATAAAGTTACCAAATCCTGGGTTTGACTGTCCCATTGTATTTACCGCCGCTTGTGTAAATTGCTGTGCGAGTTCTGGATTTTGTCGCATAATTTCATCCATACCAGGCATTGCTGATTTAAACATAGTATTCGTCATATGAACCATAATAGCAGAGCCACCTAATTGAAATAGAAGCTTCAATTCCGGTGCCATCTTGGCCTTAGATTTGTATTTTTCATGAAGCTCAGCAAAAATCTCATCATAATCATCAATATTTTCATTCAATTGTTCTGCCCACCCATCTAATTTAATATCAAATGGATCAAACCGATTATTGAGATATTCTAGTCCAGTTACTGCTGCCATGAGCATACGGCCTTGAAACTTACAACTATTGGTCTTTTCTTTTTCAGAAATAATAAGTTCGTATTCTCCTTGCATCTCAGCAAGCGACGATTCCATAGTATATTTTTTAGTTAATTTTGCTCCCTTACTTTCAATCGCTTCTAGTTTTCGTAAAATTTTAAATTTTTCAAGTAATAATTCTTCGGCAGTCATTTTGGGTTTATCAGACATATGTTTATCCGGGTTTACTGGTATATTATTAAACTTACCAAATCCGTCCCATGTTTTTGAGTCACTTGCCGAAGTGGATGCGGTTGCTTTTCCAATATTAATATTTGGAGATTCATCAATATCAAGCTTTATATTATCATCATCATCATCATTATCATGAGAATTCAGTTTAATTGAACCTGAAAAAGCTTGTTTAAACATGTCTGATTTTGAATTTGTTTGTATATTTCTTGGCTCTACATCGATATCATTTGATAAGTCATTTAGTTCATTTTCTAATTCGGTCAAATCGTCTAAATCAATATCTCCTGATGGGGCTTTTGAACCATCATTTTTCCGTTTATCATTCATAAGAAGTTCAATACCACTACCAAAATTAACAGAACCATTTGGTTTGGAAGAAGGTCTATCACCTTTATTTAAAGATATAACTGGTGTATCATTTAAAGAAATAATATCAATAACTTCAGGTTTGAATTCTACCATTATGATAAAGTTATAATTTTTAACTTTAAACTATACGCGTCTAAATTATTATATTTATAATTATTATATTTATGATTAATATATTCATAAATATTATATTCATAATTAAATATAATAATTTATTCAACACAATATAAGATATAAAATATAAAATATATAATAATATTATATATAACTTTAATCTTTTAATGTAATTTCTACTAATTTTTTATTTTGTAGAAACCATAAACCTTGTAAGAATGAATCTGCTAAATCATCTTTCTTTTTATGAGAAGAAAAGAATAATTTAAATAATGTATCTGACTCTAATAATTTCAATGTGATTTCTGTACTTGCTTTTTTTCTTTCTGAATAATTAGTCTTTTCTCCATTTGTAAAAGACTTTAATTTATTTGCAGCAGATATAAATGCGATTGATGTTTTATTATTCATTATAAAGTATTGCGCAATCATACCTTGTATTGTCTTCATTCTATTGGCAATTGGACTAATTTGATTTTCAATTATAATATAATCTACATCCATTAATGATTGTATTTTATCTAGTTCTTTTTGTATTGCTATTCCAATAGTAACAATGTTCATATCATTTGCAGATATACTTGATGTTGTATTTAGAAATTTTGAATTAAAAAAATCAATTACTGATGCTAATACTACTTCTTTTTTACTACCCATTGGATAATTAATTTTATGAGAAGTACATAATGTTTGTAAGTCTACTAGTTTCATCTTATTAATTTTTTTTATACATAATTGTGTTGTAGGAATAATATATGTAGTTTGTTTTTTCGCATGTATTTTACAATAATAATTATCATCTTTAAAATATAATGCCTTTTTGTTACATACTATATCATTGTTGTCATTGTTATTGTCACTAGTATTGTCACTAGTATTGTCACTAGTATTGTCATTAGTATTGTCATTTTTTTCTACCAGTTTTTTTTGTTTTTTTTTACTAGTTTTTTTAATACTAAGTTTACAATTACATTTATCTTCAGTACCACATAGGTTAATAACATCCCATTTTATTATTTTAAATGATTTATTCTCTACTGATTCCATAATACAATAAGCTAAATTTTTAATACCAACATCAATGCTTATAATTCTCATAAATATAATAGAATACTTTTATTATATTTATGTGTTTTATAGAATATTATATTTTATACCATATTTATTATACCATATTTATTATACCATATTTATTATACCATATATTTTATACTCAAAGTGTAAATAGATATAATATAAATACACGAGTAGAGATCATTATAAACTGTTGAAGTATCATTAATGATTTTGTAATAGTTGAAATTGGATATAAATCAGAATATCCTACACCTGCTTGAATTGTTGTTGATAAAAATAAATGATCTATTAAACTAGGATTAATTATTTTATTATTGGCTGATAATCCTACGTCTTTTATAAAATGTGATGTATATCTCCAATAAAGCAATCCAAATATAAGAATACATAAAAATTGAAAAACAACTGTTCTAAACACTAGTTTCATATATATAATATATACCTTTAAAATGTATATATTATAATAAAATATTATACACTATATAATTTACAAGTCATATTTTATTATATATTATGTATTATATATTATGTATTATATATTATGCGCTGCGTACATTACCACTTTGTAATAATTGCGCCTGAGAATATACTGGTGTAACCATTCTTGCCTGTAGTTCAAATGAAGATAGATACATATTTTTTAAATCACTATTTTCATAACCATATGGTCGTGAAGCATCGCTACATGATTTATAAAGGAAAGGTCCATTCGACACAGGCTGGTCATCACCATATTTTGCAGGGCACGCACAACATTCATCGCATGCGCTAAGTTGATTATATTTAATTATCTGATCGGCATTCTCAGTTAAATATTTTCTATAATTCCAATTTGTTTTAATATTTGCTTCAGTGCGGATTTTTTCACTAATGACTGCACCAGGTTGCCATGAAGCAAAATTTCTTCCATCTGCCATAATAGGTGGAAAATCAAAATGAATATTATTTGATCCAGAATAACAAGTTCCCCAGCTCATTTATATATATACTTTTATAAAAACCTTTCTACTATTTTTATAAAAATAAATGATATGATTATTTATAATAATTTTATTAATATTATTAATTTTATTAGTTCTATTTTTCTAATAAGAAAAGTAATTCCTGTTTCTTAAGTTTCTTAACTTCTTCCTTAGTAGACAATTGTTTATCTAATACTATTTTTCTTAAATCATCTACTCTCATTTGTTCATATTTAAGTGGCGGTTGTTCTACTTGTTTTTTACTATTTATATCTGTTGTTTCTGATGATGATAATTGTGTTGATGTTGATACTTGTGTTGCTGTTTCTGTAGGTTCAATCTTAACCTTCACATTAGGATTCATAAGTTTTACTACACTAGTTTCTTTTACCTTATTAATTTCAATTACATCTTCGGTTTCGTTTACATCTTCATGTTCGCTTTCATCCTCACTTTCATCCTCACTTTCACTTGATTCATCTTTAATTTCATAAATAGTTGATTCGGTATGATGATTATTCATAGATCTATTATCAAATTTAACTTCATTAATAAACATGGATAAATCTTGAACATCTACTATTTTAATATGATGAATATTATCATTAATAATCTGTTTAATCATACTTTCATCTGGATTTACTTCTACTATTTCTACTGAATTATCAATCACTTCAAGTGAATTATTATCAATATTTACTTTATCATCACCTTCGTCTTCAGATTCATCTTCTGTTTCGCTTTCACTAGAATCATCATCATCTGTATCTTCATTGTCGTCTGATGCTTCGCCGTCAGATACAACAATTTTATTATCTTCTTGTTGTTTTACAGATTCACGTGCTTCTTGCGTAGATACATCTTCTGATAAGACCGGCAATCTAGTTCCACCTTTTATTTCATTTTGAACATTTGTAATAAATGAAGAAAGTACTTGATTTTGTCGCATTATCGCAAATTCAATATGATTTAATCGCATATTACAATAATATACAATTGCTCCACATAGTATTGCTGAAATTCCAATTGAAATTAATAACGTACTATTTATATTTCTAAATATATTCATTATTAGAGAGATTGAATATATTTTAAATAGTTATTAAACGAAATTATATTTATTACTTCATTATACTTATAGTATTCGTTTATTCAACTATAGTATTCGTTTATTCAACTATAGTATTTGTTTATTCAACTATAGTATTAGTTCCTTAATAATATTACGTGTATTATGAATAATCTCACTCGGATAGTTTAAATCAGTAAGCACTTTAATGCCACCTTTGATAGTAGATATACCAGGTAACATTTTATACGTATATTTAAAATCTTGATTTATAGTATCGTTATTAGTAGATATATCTATATTCATATGAACGTTCTGTATATTTGTATCATTATCCAATCTTTTACACAAATCTAAATAATGTGTTGTTAACATAAACCGAATATTATTATATTTATTTAAATAAGTTAAAAATGAATAAGCACTTCCTATTGCTTCATAAGGATTTGTTCCTGAGTAGAGTTCATCAAATACACAAAAGTGTCTAGAAGTGTTTGAAGATGTTTCTAATTGTGTTAGAATATCTTTACATCTTCTCGCTTCTGCTTGAAATAAACTATCACGACCGGATGTATCAGGTATATTAATATAACAATGAATACTATCATACGGATTTAAATGTGCGGATTTATAAAATCCAAAACCTATTTGTTGAGAGAGAATAATATTAAAAATAGTTGTTTTAAGTAGAGTTGTTTTTCCAGCAGCATTTGGTCCAGTTATTAATATATGTTTCTCAAGTGTATAACTATTTTTAACTGGATTTGCGTTAACTAATGTTGGAAAATAAGCATCTGTAAATTTACATTGGTTATTACTAGTAGAATTAATTACTTTACATGATGAAATATGTTTATCCTTAATATTTTGTTTAAGTCCACATAAATTATCTAAATATCCATTAAATCCAAATGAATATTTTAATGAACTATAATATTTTTCATTTTTATATAATTGATAAAAACACTTCATCACATGTCCTATTTGTTTAAATTTTTTAATAGAAACCTTATTTGGTTCTACTTCTCTTAAGTCACTTTGTATATATTTTAAAATAATCATATGTTCGTTCATCTCATCAATAAAAGGTTTATATGATTTTAATTTTTTATAGGATGTATTAAAATGTTCCATCTCTACTAATGTAGAATCAATATAATCACGTATAATAAATAATTGATAATGTATTTTTTTCATATTTTTGTAGAATTTAATACACGATATTATGTTTTGATAAATTTGTAGTATATAAAAACCAATGGATATAATGATATATATTAACTTATCCCAACTAGCAGAACCTATATTAAATAACTGACCTATACTATGTCGTTGAAATAATTGTTTAAGTATTTGAATATACATTGCTACACTAATAGGAATACCCTGAAGTTTTAATAAAAATAATGGAAGTATTAGAAAAAATACAGGTAAAAATAAAGATAAAACGGGTGAAGTCATATTATATACGCTTAACCATTGTAAAAATTGTGAATGATTATTAAATTTTTCAAACATTGGCCAATCAATGTAATAATATTTTTCAATAAAACCAGTTTCTTTTTCAATTTCATCCATTATTTTTGATACATCATCTACTTGTTCAGGTTTTAGTAGATATTTAATATCCTTTTTGAATAATTTTTGCGAATCTTTAATGAATCGTTTATCTGATGTATAATAATTTTTCCATAATGAAATTGTCTGTTTTGAAAATTCATTTGACGGATTAAATACATATTCATATAATGATTTTGTTTTTGTCTGTATATTTTCTTTTAATTCTAAATCAGTTATAATATGTTCCTGTATTTTAATCTTGTTTTTTAAATATTCAATTGGTAATTTAAAAAAGGGTTGTTTTTCGGTTTCATTTTCATTTTCAGTTTTTTTTTCTACTATAGTCATTACTTTATAACAATAGTAGAAATATTATATGTTTATTACAAACGTATAGCATGACTTATTATAATTTATTTATTTATGTTTAGGTTTATATCTTTTATATCCTGGTAACAAATGTTCATAATAAAAAATAATATTTGTATGACTTAGTTTACCTGAACAATTTTCTTCAATACATATTTTTTTAACAGCATCATAAAATTTTTTCCGTGTTCTAGGTCCACCACAAAATCTATCAAGATCATCTTTGTTTTTAATATTATATTTTTCTAGTGTTTCTTTGACTATTATTGGAAGTGTTTTTCTTTTTTGTGATACTTTTAAATATGAATCTTCATCTGCTGTTGCTAAATCATAATAGGGTTGACTTTCTTGATGCGCTGTGCCTAAATCATAATGGGGGTGTTGTTCATCTGCTGTTGCTAAATCATAATAGGGTTGACTTTCTTGATGCGCTGTGCCTAAATCATAATGGGGGTGTTGTTCATCTGCTGTTGATAAATCATAATAGGGTTGACTTTCTTGACGCGCTGTACCTAAATCATAATAGGGTTGTATAATAGGTTCTATATCTATATAGTCATCCGATAACATTCTAGTAGGTTTTTTATATTGTTCTAAATTAGTTTTACATAAATCTAATTCATTTTTACACATACTTAATTCTTTTTTTAATAAATCTATATCATTACTTTCTGCATTTTGTAATTTATCTATAGTATTTATGTTTGTTTTTAATTTTTCAAAATTAATTTTGCGTTTTTCTTGTAAAATACGCAAAGCAGCCAAAGAAGATTTTATTTTAAATTTATTATCTCTTACTTTTTCTGTTATAGTTTTAATATTACTTCTTGGTGAGGTTCCTCCTCGTGTAGATTTTTTATTTTTTCTTCTTCTTTGTTTTTTGGTATGTTTTTTAACCATATATATATAATATATATACATAATTAATAATCATTAAATTTATAAATTTATTAACACGCCCAATTTTCAGTAAGTTCATTAATGGTAGTTCCATAATATGATTCAATGTCTTTTAATGATTGCATGTCGCGCTGAGTAACAAAATTAATACCTACTCCTTTTCGTCCCCAACGACCACTTCGCCCAATTCGGTGTAAATACGTATGAACGCATCTAGGAACATCAAAATTAATTACCGTACTAACTTGTTGAATATCAATTCCACGAGCAGTAACATTTGATGAAATTAATACACGAAATTTACCGCTTTTAAAATTATTATAGTTATTAGTACGCTCATTTTTATCCATACCACTATGGATTTGACACACAGGAAAATTATCTAATACCATTGCTTCATATAAATCACTTACTCGTTTAATACTATTACAATAAATAATACATTGACTAATAGAAATCGCTCCATAAATATCCTTAAGTGTATCATATTTTTGACTATCATTTTCGAGTGCTACATAATACTGATTGATGCCTTCTAATGTCAACCGTTCCGCTTTAACAAAAATCTCCACTGGACTACGCATAAATTTTTGTGTTAAAGCAGTTAATTCGGGTGGCATGGTTGCACTAAATAATGCGACCTGAATATTACTTGGCATAAATTGAAAAATATTATATACTTGTTCTTTAAATCCAGATGATAACATCTCATCTGCTTCGTCAAGAACAAGTAATACCATATCTCTTGTACTTAACTTTTTACGTTTAATCATATCATAAATACGTCCAGAACATCCTATTACTATATGAGGTGGATTGTCATGAAGATTACGCGAATCTTCATCTGTAGATGTACCTCCGATAAGCAATTGAGTTCTTAGTCCGTCAAATTGACTTCCTAATGCGTCAATCACATTTTTTGTTTGAATTGATAGCTCACGTGTAGGTGATAAAATCATTGCTTGAGGTACTTTTTTTGAAACATCAATAAGTTGTAGAGTTCCAATTGCAAAACAACCGGTTTTTCCAGTACCAGATTGTGCTTGTGCGATTAAATCTTTTTTTTGAAACATAGGAATAATCGCTTTTTTTTGAATTGGACTAGGAGTTTCAAATCCATATGAATAAATTCCTCTCAATAATTGTCGTTTAGCATCTAATTCTTCCCATGATGATATTTCATTTGATATAGTTGTATTAGTTTCTTTTGCTGATTGTTCAGTCATATTAATAGTAGAATTTAATATTTAAGTAAATTAATATATAGATATTTAATCATAAAGAAATAGTTTATATATTAGTATATGGTTTACATAGTTAGATATTTAGATATTTAGATATTTAGATATTTAAAATACAATATTAGATGTAGTACAAACAATAGAATTATTTATATATTTTTCTAGAATATTAAATTTAGAATTACCTTTTTTAATTCCCACAAAATATAAGTCTTTTGAAGAAGTATTATAATATGTGTCCCATACTGAAAATAGCTTGTTTAAATTTAATACTTCATTTAAGTCTATTTCAGTAAGATTTTTATAATAATCTGACATATCGGTTAAATTACCAATTGTTCCGTAAGAACAAGAAGGAGATATTCTTCTTGTTCCATGTTCAGACCTACCAGTTGAAGCACAAGTAAAAAAAAATAAACTATCCGGTTTTAGCATATTATAAATTTTTACAAAAGACTCTTTATATTCTGGATCATGTTCAAAACATTCAGTAGATATAATTGTATCAAATGTATTATCTTCAAATGGTAAGTCTTTTGTTTTTGATACAATTGTTACATTAGGTGCTTGTATAACATCATTTCCATTATATTCACAATTTTCAAATAAAAATTGATTATTACCGTTAATGTCTCCAGAACCAACATCTAAAACTTTTTTGTTTAAAAAAAAATCAAAAAGAATCTTTTTAACAAATATAGTAAAGTCTCTAGCTTCTTCATGCATATTATAATATACTATAGTATATTATAATATGATATTTAACGCAGTTATAATTATTGACATTTAAAATATGAAATGAGTAAAAACTATATATTAATAAAGTAAAATTGATATAAATATATGATATGAATATATAATACCTGTACTATAATGGCATCCGTTATTAAATATATCAAGGCTGATTTTGAAAAAATCCAAATGGATGGTTTTTCATATACATTAAGTCCAGATGTTATCAAAATTATTCAAGCAATTGCTACACAAGTAGGTTCTCCTGAATATATTAAAACACCACAATTTGAAAAGCGTGATAATTATAAGGTAGGAAAAGCTAAGAGAGGTAAAGCTCAAGAACTTAATGATGAAGACTGGAATGCTTTAAGAAATTTTCCTGTAACAGTTATTAATAAGAAAGAAGGTATCGATGCGTCAATCGATCAAATCAGAAAACATCTAAACAAGATGACAACTAAAACTTATGATTCATTAAAAGAGAAAATTATTGAGGAGATCGAAAAAATTATTAATAGTTGCGAAGATAATATGAATGAATTAAGTTTAGAAATGAAGAAGGAATTAGATACAATAGGAGAGGCAATTTTTAATATTGCTAGTGGAAATAGTTTTTATTCGAGTATGTATGCTACTCTATTTAAAGAGTTAATGGAAAAGTTTGATTTTATGCGTGTTATCTTTGATACTAATTTTGATAAGTTTAGATCTATATTTAATACAATTGAATATTGTGATCCAAATCAAGATTATGATAAATTTTGTAATAACAATAAAGTTAATGAACAACGACGATCAATCAGTTTATTTTATGTAAATTTAATGATTCAAGAAGTAATTCAACCATCTAGAATTATCGTTATAATTAATGATTTACAAGATTATTTAAATAAGATTGTTATTCAGACAAATTACAAAAGTATTGTAGATGAATTATCAGAAGTATTATATATTCTTATTACAAATAGTTATGAAAAAATTAAAGACGAAGATGGTTGGGAAGAAATTATTGCTTGTATAAAGATGGTTTCAGAAATGAAACCAGCACTAGTTCCAAGTATATCTAATAAATCTATTTTTAAGCATATGGATATGCTAGATGTTTTATAAATTATAATAATTTATATATAGTATTATAAATTATAATAATTTATATATAGCATTATAAATTATAATAATTTATATATACAACATTATTATTATATGAGTTAGTAAAGTAATGTGATAAATTTTTTTTTGGTTTAGATAAAAAATTTATATGGAGAGTAATAAATTTTGTAATCATAAGCATTATAATAAAATATATATATAATATTTTTATATTTAAAATTAAATATTAAATATAAAAATAAATAATTAATATTTATATTATGGGTCCAAACACCAATTATCATAATGATAATAATATATTATGTAAATTTGAAGAAAAAAAAAATTATGAAAATAAAATAATAAATATAGATGATTTTATTGAAGAAATGGAATCGTCTTATAGTAGCAGTAATAATACCAGTATATTTGGTGAATGTGATAGCGAATATGATATGATTAATATTAATAGTCCCACATCATATAGTTTTTTAGAGATGGATTATAGTACTAATTATAATGTTAAAAGTTTACTACAAATAGTAGAATATTATGAACTTAAAAAGTCTAATATGAAAAAGGACGAGATTATACAAATGTTAATATTATTTGAAACTGATCCATTAAATTATGAAATAGTAAGCAGACGGCGTCATTTATGGAATTGTATGAATGAATTAAAGAAAGATAAATATTTTAATAAGTATATTTTATTTTGATATTAAATTATTTTACTAATATTGTACTACTTATATATCGTACTATATATTATAATATTATATATATTATATTATAATGAACTTTATAAAAATTATACAATCAAAAGAAAAATTACCCAGCAGAACTAATAATAATACTATAAAACTAGAAAATTTAGCAATACGTACACAATTTCAAGAACAAAAAATAATCCATCATGAAAAAGTAAGTCAACAAGAGATTAAAACAAAATTAGAAAATTTAGGAATACGTTCACCATTTCAATCACAAAAAGCAATTCAACAAGAGAAAGCAATTCAACAAGAGATTAAAACAAAATTAGAAAATTTAGGAATACGTTCACCATTTCAATCACAAAAAGTAATTCAACAAGAGAAAGTAATTCAACAAGAGAAAGCAATTCAACAAGAGATATATAATGTCAAATCAATTAATATTTTTACTAGTAAATATGTGGTAAATATCGCAAATGCTCTTTCAAAAATTATAAATGAATGTGGAATTGTATGTAATGTAGTATATGAAAGAAATTTAAATAATAATGATATTGATAAGTGTATCAATGATAAAGAACATTATTTATTTATACTATGTCCACATTTATTTTTACAATCAAAGGTAGAACCAATATATCCAAAAAATTTAAAACAACTGCCAGTTAATAAATATTTTTTATATCAACTAGAACAATTAGATTCAAATAGTTTAAGATATTGGAATGATAATATTAAAAATCTAATAAAAAATTCTAAACATACATTTGATTATTCAGATATCAATTTAAATTATTATGGTGATGAATTAAAATCTAAGGTGAGTGTTATGGCACCACCAGTAGTAGACTTTAAAGAAGAATATTTTGTAGAATGGGAAAATAAAACAATAGATGTATTATTTTGTGGATATATGAATGAAAGAAGAGAGAAAATAATACAGAGTTTAAGAGAAGAAGGAATAAATATAACAGTATATACGGATTTAGTTGGCGAAGAACTAACAAAAATGATAGCTAAATCAAAGATTTTTTTAAATATCTCTACTGGTAATAGTAAAATATTAGAAACTTGTCGTTTAAATGAAGCAGTAATGAGTAAAAATACACATATTATAAGTGAAAAGAAAGAAGAAAAAAATATTTATGAAGAGCGTATTAAATTTGTA